TCATACCGCCAGCCCGCCGCCGAGAGGGTTTAACGTTACTGCGTGTTGCAGGTAATCGGGGGCAAGGTGAGCATAAACCATCGTCTGTTGTATGCTGGCGTGCCCCAGAATTTGCTGTAACGCAATAATATTTCCCCCGTTCATCATGAACCAGCTTGCGAACGTATGCCGAAGCACATGCGTGGCCTGCCCGCGTGGTAAATCGGGCTTAACCTGTTTGAGCCGTTCGCAGAAGTTTTCATAATCAACTTTGAACAATGGCCCGGTGTCGCTGGTCTTGATTTCTTTCTCCAGTTCTTCCGATATCGGAACCGTGCGTTTTTTCCCGTTTTTGGTCTTAAGGAACGTCACGCGCCCGTGATTTACCTGCTCGCCTCGCAGCGTGCTTCCTTCGCCCCAGCGTGCGCCGGTGCTGAGGCATAGCAGTGCCACGCGTCGATCATCGCCGGTCAGAGTATCCAGCAATTTGCTGATCTCTGATTTGGCGAGATAGGTCATAGCTGGCGGCGCTTCTTTCAGTGGTTCTAGACCCTTACAGGGGTTATCCTTCCTGAACTCTTCCAGCTTTATCAACGTGCTGAACATCCCGGACAAACGGTAAATATCCCGGTTGATCGTTGCTGCGCTGATACCGTCTTCCAGCCTTTGGCTTCGGTGCTGTGCAATCATTCGCTTGTTCAGTCGGTTAACGGCTGGATCACCCAACGCCCTGATCGTTTTATTCAGGTGCCGCTTTTCAATCTCGCCATTTTCCTGAGTCTGTCCATACAGCAGCCACCAGGTATCTAACAACTCGCTTAAGGTGCGGCGGTCAACGCTCGCGCCCAGCCATTCTTTTTTGTCGGCGTTGGCTAGTACATAACGCTCAAAAAGAACCGCCTCTTGTTTCTTCTCAAATCGCCTGCGGATACGTTTTCCGTTACGTCCGCGCGGCCATACGTCTACTTCATATTGACCACCTTCGAGCTTCTTAATCGACATAGCGAAGCCCTCCGGTATGACAGAGTGAAATTGAATCTATCCAGTCAATGAAATCATGGTGCAGTGTTAACCAGTTTTGCGGGCGGAGCGGCGCGACGTTGCCGCAGCTTCTGGCCCATCAAGAGAGAGAGCCGGGGCGATTTGTCCGGCTTCTGGTGCAGTATTTCCTGTCATTAACCAGAGCGTGTATTTCGCAAAGTGGGGGTGTTGAGTGATCTTGAGCAAGATATCGCTGCCGATACTCTCCACTCTACCAGTCTCATAATATTTTTGGGTTCCGGCAGGTATTCCAGTCAATTCAAAGAATTGCTGCCTTGTTAGTCCCTCCGCATCTCTAATCACACGAATTTTTTCACCCATCCCACTTGACGGGGTGGAAATCTCTACCATAACATTGTCCTCAAGGGTGGTAATCTCTACCATGAGTAACCGCCAATTTAAGCAGTTACAGGCCGAAATAAGCGTTCAAACGCTTCAAAGGGGATTATGACACATGAGCGAAAAAGATTTAGAGGGGTTCATTGAAGTGCGTCACGCTGTTGACGCGGTTCCATACCCAAAATTTGCCGAATTGATCGGTAAGAAGCCCGCCACGGTTAAGAGCATGATTGAAGACGGTAAGTTGCCGATCATCCCGTGGAAGAACCCGGAAAGCCTGGGCGCCCGTGCTGAAAACTGGATCTATATTCCTGAGTTCAACCGCGCAATGCGTGACGCCTACTACAACCGTCCGAGAGAGCAGCGCGACGCTTGGTTGCTGTGGATCGGTCTTTGAGGTTATCGCGATGAGCCAGAAAACAGCCAACCACGAAAACCGGGTGCGTGAATGCAACGACATTCTGGACACCCATTTAAAAGATATGCAAACGGGATTCATGATTCGCACCAATAGCGGCGAGTTTATGATCAGGGATAAAAAGCTGATTAAGAAAATAACCAAAGACGTGGCCCGCCATGTTGATGGTGAATTGCTTAAATTGGGAATGTGAGGGGGCTTTTGTGGCTGTGCAATTAATACAGTTAAGTCGTCATTCATATTTATATCGTGGCTTCACTATTCAGAAATGCCCGCGTAATCCTTTTACGTTTAAGCACTCTTATCGTATTTCCAGCAATGGCGATTATTACGGGCGTGACTTTGCTTTAGCGGAAGCCATGCGCACGGTTGATCAGATGTATAAGCAAGGGGGCAGTAATGCACGATGAAGGCCCATCACTGGCAAGCCTACTTAAGCACGGGTGCCAGGTCACACACTTCAAGAACTCACGCGGCTGGCTGGAAACGCCGGACGGAAGATTTTTTAAGCCCGAACCGGCGAAGGTTCAATTTATCAAAGGTAAAAATAAACCGTTTATTTATACCCAAAGAATAAATAAAAACTTCCTGCTTACACTGGCTGAATTATTTAAAAAGCTAATTAAGTAATTCGGTTTTAAAAAATCAACTCTGTTTTCTCCGCCTCTTTATTAAGTGGCGGCGGTTCAACTCATTCTTTTTTTGAGGAGGAGATTATGACCAGACGTGATCAATATAGCTTCATTTTGCATGTTCTTTTACCTGCTATCGAAAATGAAGGCTTAACCATTAAAACCCGCCGTGATGGTGAGTTAACCCTTTCTGCCACTGGATCAGTAACCACTAATTTTATCAGCAACCTGCGCCAGCACTGCATTGAAGAATTGCAGCGCCCTTCTATTCCCGCTTCCCCATACGGAGTTTAACGCGATGAAACATGTAATGATTGATATTGAAGCTTTGGATAAAAAGCCAACTGCGGCGATCGTCTCTCTTGCTGCGGCTGTATTTGATCCCATGACTGGCCGTGTTGATGCGTCAATGTATCGCACCGTCAATATTGAAAGCAGCGAGGCAGCAGGCGGAACCATCGGCGCAGATACTGTGAAATGGTGGTTTAAGAAGTCCCGCGAGGTTCAGGCCGCTGTATTAAGCGATCAGGCTGTGCAGTTGGGCGTTGCTCTCGCTGACCTGAACTTGTTTGTTCTTGCGTATTGCGATGCTGATTCGGTAAAGGTTTGGGCGCGTGGCACTGACTACGATATGCCGATCATCAGCCACGCGATGCAGTCTATTGGTATCCGGCCAGTATGGAATTTCTGGAACGTTCGGGATGTTCGCACGGTTGAAGAAATATCTTTAATGGTTTGCGGGTACGCCTCCCGCCGTTTAGTTGATGAGAATAAGCACAATGCTGCCGCTGACGTCTGGAACCAGATTGCGCAGCTTTCTGACAATCTGAAAGCTATTGCAGCCGCTGGGAATGATAAATCGTCGGAGGCGGCATTATGATCCGCCCGTTCATCAAATGGGCAGGGGGTAAAACCCGTGTCCTTCCTGACCTGCTGCCGCACCTTCCTACAGCCGACTGTCTGATCGAACCGTTCGTAGGTGGCGCATCGGTATTTCTGGCGACTGAGTACCGCCGCTATGTGCTGGCTGATATCAACCCGGATCTTATTAACCTGTATCGGGAAGTCACCCGTTACCCGGACTTAGTGATCGATGCGGCCCGCGAACTGTTCAACAGCAAGAACAGCCCGCAGGGGTACAACGAAGTCCGCGCCGCGTTCAATAAGCAGGTGGGTACGGTAAAAAGCGGTGGGTTGCGTTATGGCGCTGAAATGGCGTGCATTATGCGCGCTGCTCAATTCCTGTATCTGAATCGTCACGGTTATAACGGCTTATGCCGATACAGCCGGAAGACCGGCTTTAACGTGCCGTTTGGCAAGTATAAGAGCGTCTACTTTCCTGAAAATGAAATCCGCCTCTTTGCCGAAAAGGCCAACGATACAAAGGCAATATTTCTTTGCGCGCCGTTCCAGCGTTCTCTACAGGTCGTCACGGGTGGCGATGTTCTCGTTTACTGCGATCCGCCTTACCTGCCTGAAAGCAAAACAGCCGATTTTACCCAATACCACACCGAAACATTCACGGAAGACAACCACCGCCAGTTAGTCCAGGCACTGCTGGAAGTTAACCGTAAGCATGGCGTGAAGGTCGTCATTTCCAACAGTGACACCGAAGCCACCCGCGCGATTTATCAGCCCTTCAAGATGCACGAAATCAGCGTGCAACGTTCCGTCAGCACTGACAAAGACAACCGCCAGAAGGCCAAAGAAGTGATCGGCGTGCTGCCTGTCTGCGACTGCTGCGGGCGTTACGGCGGCGGTTGCCCTGATTGTGGCGCAGTGATGGGGGATGCGACTTACAACGCGATGGTTGCGGCGGGCACGTTTGACGATCTGGAGGCTTTTTAATGGCAAAAATCTATATCGCTGGCCCGATGAGCGGTTTGCCTGGATTCAATCGGCAGGCTTTTAACCGTGCAGCCGGGCACGTAGTGCGACGCGGAAACGTTGCCCTTAATCCGGCGATTTTGCCGGATGGATTAGAGCAGGCGGAATACATGGATATTTGCTTCGCCATGTTGCGTTGTGCTGACGGGATCTTCTTGCTGGATGGCTGGCAGCAGTCTGCCGGGGCTAAGGCAGAGCACGCGCTTGCTGAAAAGCTGGGTTTAGAAATTCAGTACCAAGTAATCGATCGTTGTAGCCGAAAGGCGGAGGGGCAGCAGTGACCGCCTACTACAACGAAATCGACCCCTTCGCCGCGCAATACTTGCGCAACCTAATTGATGCCGAGCTTATCGCTTCCGGTGTTGTCGATACTCGTTCCGTTGAGGATGTAACCCCAAATGACCTTAAAGGATTCTCTCAAGTCCACCTGTTTGCAGGTTTTGGAGGCTGGCCCCGTGCTTTGCGCGTCGCAGGATGGCCGGACGACCGCCCAGTATGGACAGCAAGTTGCCCATGCCAACCTTTCAGCCAGGCAGGCGAAGGAAAACAACTTGATGATGAGCGGCACCTATGGCCCGCCGTTCATTGGCTTGCAGGTCAGCAACGCCCTGTCGTTATATTTGGCGAACAGTCTTCAAGCAAAGATGCAGAAGTCTGGATCGACCTTGTACAAACTGACATGGAAAGTTTGGGCTATGCCTTCGGGGCGTCGGCGTTTCCGTCTGCGGGCGTCGGTGCGCCGCACATCCGGGAGCGTACTTACTGGCTGGCCGACTCCAACCGCGAGCAATACGAAGAACGCTTATCAGGATGCCGAGAAGGTGATCGCCAGGAAGCTGGCTGGTCGGCAGTCGAACTTACAGGACTTTGCTTGTCTTGCGGGCTGGCCCACCCCTGCGGCGAGGGATGGAAAGGGCGGGTATCAGGGGGGAAGGATGCGGCACGGGAAGCTGTCAACGGATACGCTGGATGTGACAGCGCAGATAGCAGGCCCGGCCCGGTTAACGGATTCTGGGGATCTGCTGACTGGCTCTTTTGCAGAGATGGAAAGTGGAGGCCAGTTAAACCCGGCCTTAAGCCTCTGGTTAATGGGGTTCCCTCCAGAGTGGGAAAACTACGCGCCAGCGGAAATGCCGTAAATATTTATGCAGCAGCAACTTTCTTAAAAGCCTACATGGAGATCGCGCAATGACCACGGCAACCCGTGGCCGTCGCGCCCCTTCTCCACCTCCACCGTATCCGGGTAGCACTGACAATGCTATCCCTTACGCTTATGGCGGGAACAAACCATACCAGCCGATTGGCGTTGATGTAGCGCCGGGGCTGGATGGTTTCGACTATCTCACGCCGGACGGCACGCGTAAGCATATCGCGTTCAGTGAACTGGTAGCGGAAGACGAAAAGCCGGAGCGCAGCAAGCTGCTGCGTCGCCGTCTGGCTTCTCTTCCGCAGTATATCCGTCGCCACTTTGCCGCGAAGCTGGATGCACTGGACGCGAAAGACCGCAAAGCGGCAGATCACTGGCTGGTTAATACCTTTGAGCGCCACGTGTTAACACGTATTGATAGCGTGAACAGTGTTTACCAGCCTGACACTGTGATGCCTGGCATTCTGCTGCCAGTCCGCGATCAGCTTTTCCGTATGCTCTGGGCAGGGAAAAAAGAGTTAAAAAGACTGGCTTATACGCTTGCCGATATCTTTACGAGCGAGTTTATACGCGAGTCCGATCACCAGTTGGCGCGCACCGGCGATCCTGAGTTCGCGGCGCTTTCTGGCTATGGCCGTATTGCGTCGCTGGCGGTGCATCTGAAAACGCCGATCCCAGGTTGGACAGCGTATTGCAATGAAGAACTTGAAGCGGAGGACGCGTTACGCGCGGTTCTCCGTCTTGAGTCACCGCAGTGGTGGTTAAACCGCCTGCGCCGTATCCATGCCCGGTGGCGTGAGCACTTGATGATCGCGGCGGGATACGTCCAGAAAAAATCTTCCCCATACAGTAGCGCCCCGTGCCTTACGGAATGGCTGGCCCAGAAAAAGGCTAACCGTGAATACCTTAAGGCTATGGAACTGGAAGACCAGGACACGGGCGAGCGCATTTCACTGATCGATAAAGTCGCCGGTAGTGTTGCCAATCCGGCCAACCGTCGCCGCGAACTCATGACGAGAATGCGCGGATTTGAAGATCTGGCGAAGCTGGAAGGGCTGGCCGGTGACTTCTACACGCTGACAGCACCTTCCCGTTATCACTCCATGCAGCATAACGGGCGCCGCAATAATAAATACTGTGGCGCGTCGCCGCGCGAGACGCAGCAATATCTTTGCAAAGTCTGGGCGAGAACCCGCGCAGCGTGGAAGAGAAAAGGGATCCGCGTCTTTGGTTTCCGCGTGGTCGAACCGCACCACGATGCAACGCCACACTGGCATTTACTTCTTTTTATGCGCCCGGAATGCGTCGAGCAGGCGCGCGAAATCTTCCGTAAATATGCCCTGAAAGAAGACGGCAACGAACCGGGAGCGCAAGAAAACCGCTTTCAGGTTGTGCCGATCGACGATGCCCACGGCAGCGCAACCGGCTACATAGCGAAATACATTTCGAAGAATATCGACGGCTTCGCGCTGGATGGTGAGAAGGACGACGAAACCGGGGAAGACCTGAAAGAAATGTCACTCCGCGTTAGCGCGTGGGCATCGCGCTGGGCTATTCGCCAGTTTCAGCAGATCGGCGGTGCGCCGGTCACGGTATATCGCGAACTTCGCCGCCTGGGCGATCGAGAACTGGTGTTACACCCTGAACTTGAAACCGCCCGGCAGGCCGCTAACGGTGGCGAATGGGATAACTACGTATTAGCCCAGGGTGGCCCGTTGGTTGAGCGCGATAAGCTGCGCATCCGTCTGAACTATGAAACCACTGAAAACGGCAACGCCTACGGCGATAACGTCCAGCGAATCACTGGTATTTACTGCCCGATTACGGGCAATGACTCTTTGATCTTCACTCGTACCACTCAATACAAAATCGTGCCGAAGCGCCAGATCGCTGACGGTGTGGCCGTTGACGTTGGTTTTTCAGGCGGCAGCGCCGCCCCTCGGAGTTCTGTCAATAACTGTACGCGCGATCCCGCGGCAGGTGCTGACGGTGTTGAACATGCCGCCAGCGAAGCTACAGGCCAGTCGGAAATGACTGTGCCAGCTGAGGGCGTGACGGTGAATTTTGATGCGCTTTCACGGCAGGAAAAGCGAGAACTGGCGCAGCGGCTTAGTGACGATGTGCGAAGTAAGCGTAAAAAACGGCCACCGGAACGGGAAGAGGGAGCCGGGCTACCCGCGAAAGAGCAGCAGATCAGTGAACTGCTGGCGCTGCGTGGGATTGATGCCAGCGCCGGAATGGTCAGATCGATGATGGCCGGTGCATCAGTGGCGTGCGGCGATCTTGTTATGACCGTGCAGGACGGGCGGCTGGTATCGCGCAACCGCGCCGCGTCGGGGCTGGATAAGCTGCCGTCGCAGGTGATGGCGGCGAAGAAAAAGACAAGCGACCTCGTGAACAGGATGAAGGCAGCGTTTTCGGGGCGGAAGTAGGGCGCCGATCGGCATGGTCGGCTTTGACAGTGTGGTACCGAAATACCGCGATGGCCGGAACGGTCAGCTTTGACGGTGTGGTACCGGATTCCGGCAAATACCGCCATTTCCAGCAGTGTTGGCCATACATCGAGAACCGTCATTTTTAACAGTGCTGCAGGTTGTTCGAAATGACGGTGCCAGCTGAGGACGAAAGAGAATGAGCTATCTGGGAAGTAAAGCGGCGAGCGGGGTTTATCAGAAGATTATTGCTGAAATGCCACCGCATGATACCTACATTGAAACCCATCTCGGGGGTGGGGCGGTAATGCTGCGTAAGCCGCCAGCTATGCACAATATCGGGATTGATATTGATCCTCAGACGTTGGAAGACTTTTCGCGGGTCGCACCAGCATTCTGTGAGTTGGTGAAAGGTGATGCGGTTGATTGTCTGGAAGGTTTCAATTTTGCTGATCTTCCAGTGACCAGCCGTGTGTTGCTGTACGTTGATCCGCCGTATTTGCATGAAACCCGCACCGGAAACGCGCGCTATCGCTATGAATATTCGGTTGCAGATCATGAGCGCCTGTTAGCCTGTCTGGTCAGCCTGCCGGATAACGTTTCCGTTATTCTTTCCGGCTACCCATCGCAGCTTTATGACGAAAGGTTAACAGGCTGGCGCAGCAAAGAATTTCAAGCCATGACGCGCGGCGGCGTGCGAACAGAAAAAATTTGGATGAATTACCCGGAAGGGCGCGCGTATACCCACACGTTTGCCGGGAAAGACTACAACGATCGGCACCGTATTAAGCGCAAAGTTGAGCGCTGGCGCGCGAAATATGCGGCCCTTCCTCCTGCTGAAAGGCTGGCGATCATGGTGGCGCTTAACGAGGTTGACGCAGGCCAGTGAATGGCTTTGTGAGGGGGGCGAAAATCAGTGCAAAATTCCGCGCAAAACTGCACAAATTTTATGATGATGATTTTTCAGGAGCAGACCAGACGGGGCGGGCCTTCCGGTGGTCTGCACATTTGCACAAAAAAGCGGGGTTTCTGCGTGCGGGCGAGGCGGGGGAATGAGCGCGCGCTGAGGGGTGGGATAGGGTCGGTATTATCTGCGCCGATTTTCGCGCCGCTGCGCCTCGCTGCTGCGTCGTTTTCGGTTCGCCGTGGTGGTTTGAGGCAAAAGAAAAGCCCCTGCCAGCGGGCTGCTGAGGGGCTTATGTGCGGTGTGGTCAGTTGCGGCCGTGCTGGCCGTTCCACGGTGGTGGTGAGTGTGTCCGGGCTGGCGTCAGATCGCTGCCTGCAATAGTGCGTAAGGGTTGAAGCGCACCACATCGATCCCCAGCCAGTCGTTTAACTCTTTCAGGCTTTCTTGTATCGGGGCCAGTTCGTTGATGGAAAACACCTTCGCCGCTTTCTCTACGTCGCCAAAGCCACCGGAGTTATTCGGCATTACCCCCATCAGAACGGGCGGCACGCGGTGCGCGGCTAACAGGTCGTCGCGGGTGGCGTCTTTGATGCCGGTAAACTCATCCTTCGCCGCCACCTGGCTGAACGGCATAATTTGCAGGCCGTCTTTTTTTCCGCCCGCCGCGTAGACAAACAGGTTTTTAAAAGCACCGTTGCCGCGTGCATCTTTCAGCGACTTCTTAAGCTTTTCCACATCGTTATTATTCGCTACCGGGTCAGTGAGGTAGACGATCACCCCCGCATGACTGCCGTTAATGTAGTAGTTGCGGCGAAATACCGTTGCTTCACCGTTCAGCATGGCGCTTTGTAGCGCGGCCAGATATTCCGGCGCGCCGTAGATCTCCTGGTGCGGGCTGGGGTTCTTGATCTGGCAGACGCTGCCCGGTTCGAACGCGTGATCGTCAACGTAGCGCGGAACAAACCAGAATTGCGCCGGGTCTATGCCGCGCCGCGTATATTTTGCCTGGCTGTGCCGCAGCTCGATCGGCTGGCCGAGTCGGTTGCGGCGGCATTCCATGTAACAGTTACCGAAAATTAAATAATCCTGCACCCAGGCGGTGAACTCCTGCCGGGTCAACAGCGGGTGCGGTATGTAGCAACTGGCGATAACATTGCGTTTAAATATCAGCGGTGACTGGTGATAGGCGGCAACGTCGAACATACGCGCCAGCCCGTAGGGGCTGATCGGTGGTTCATACCAGCGGCCATTGTTATGGCATTCGAGGCACTCCATAAGAGACGCGCGATCGTTGACTGCGATCGGGTCGCCAAAGCTGAAAGATTCCACGCTTTCCAGCGGGGTGGCTGCGTTGCTGGCCGTGCTGGCTGGCGCAGCAGTTGGCGCCCTGAATTTTTTTTTGCCGCTCAATTAAAACTCCTCCACAAAACTGCCGTTATCGCCGGTCACTTCCGCGCCGATCGGTTCGTTGTAAATGCCCTGCATAGTTGCCCATGCCAGATCGCCGTGATTGCTGCCACGGGCCCGATCGGACTGGTAGGTAATAACGCCGCCTGCGGTGACTTTACGCACGGTCATAAACGACTGTGCGAGATCCATCATTCCGGCGTCGAACTCAAAGCGCCCGGCACGAATGACCATCAACATTTTGAGCACCATCGACCGCTTAAGAACCGGTGAATAGTTGTATTTAACCGCCTGCGGGAAGAACTTGATCACCAGTTGATAAACCGCATCGCCGATCCCTGTGCCGTCGATAGCAATGTGCTGCACGTTGTAGCGGGTGGTGATCTCTTTAATAAATTTGGCCTGCTCTTCGTACTCCATGCCGCGTAACTGGTGGCGTTCTACCGCGCGGAACTTACCACCCGGCACGGCTGGCGGGGCCAGCACAACCAGCCCGGCGCTGTCGCCTTTGCCGCTGCTGCCGTTGGGGTCATAGCTTACCCAGACAGGGCGATTACCTAGCGGACGGGGTGCAAACGGGTTCCAGTCCGGCCACGCGTCCGGCATGTAGCCATCAACGCCGCAGCCCAGAATTGCGTTGTAGTCGAAGGCGCGTTCCCCGGCTTTAACGAACATGCAGCCGTACAGGTTGGCGTATTCATCGGGGGAGTTTTCGTTACGGATTTCATCGGTATCAACCAGATCGAAGCCGAGCTTCACGGCGTCTTCCAGCGTGACTATCTGGCGCCAGATGTTATCCCCGCCCAGCTTGCCGTTTTTGAGCGTCTTATAACTGGTGTCGATATCCACCCGATCGGCCCGTGAACGGTGCTTATTGAACTGATCGCCAGTCCAGAAGGGATAGGCTTCATGTTCTTCACTGGAAGGCGTAGAAAAGTAGGTGCGGCGTAGCCCTTTGTGGGTCGCCATGCCTGCGGCGACTTTGCGCAGGTTGATGAAGTTGCTGATCCAGAAGGCTTCATCCATGTACAGATCGCCGGTGTAGCTCTGTGCCGTCGCGGCAGAGGTGCCGAGAAAGTACAGCGTTGCGCCGTTGCTCAATACGATGGCGTCGCCGCCTTTGAGTTCTACACCGATTTCCTGTGCCAGCTTCTGAATGAACCGCTTGAACTGGAACGCCTGGGCGCGGCTGGCTGACAGGAATATCTGGTTATTTCCGGTTTCCAGCGCACGCAACAGCGCTTCGCGGGCAAAGTACCAGGTGGCACCAATCTGGCGCGATTTGAGGATAAAGCGGTTACGCCGGTTCCACTGTTTGAACCAGCGTTTTTGATGCTCGTAGAGCGAATCAAAGACCAGGGCGCGAAGCTGGGTTATCTGTTCTTCGGTGAAATGGTTTTTCGGGGTCTTCGCCTTCTTCTCTTTCTCCTGGTCGCGTCGCTCATGCCGTTCAAAGCGGTCAAGCTGGCGCGCCAGCAGGTCAATTTCTTTGAAGTCCTTCGGTGTTTTGTCGTCCTTTTCCACCAGGCGCAGGTAACGAACGTGCGTGCGATCCTGCACCCGCTGCATGGGGGTGGCTTTATCCCACTCATAGCGGCGGCGCCAACTGTAGATCGTGTTAATGCTCACCCCGATTTCCTTAGAAATCTGAGTGATGCTAAACGCCTGCCAGTAGAGGCTTTTGGCTTTTGTGCTGAGGTCTTCGGCTGTATTCATGGCAACAGGCTATCGCGCTCGCGCGCGCAACAATATCGCCGCTGGTTGTCGCCTGAGTCCGACAAAGTGAAGGCTTTGCGCCTTCCGGCTGCAAAGGGAATGATTGGGGCACTGGTTAATATCAATCGCTTACCAACCCGGAGCTTTGTCACCATGCCAATGACAAATTTTTTCCGCGCCGCAGTAGAGGGCGCAACCTGTGACGGTCGAGTACTGGAACGTCAGCACATCACCGAAATGGCCGAACAGTACGATCCCCTGGTATATGGCGCCCGCGTCAATCTGGAGCACATTTTAGGCTGGTCGCCGACAAGCGATTTCCGCGCGTATGGTGACGTGGTTGAAGCCAAAGCCGAAGATATTGCCGAGGGCCCGTTAAAGGGCAAACTGGCGCTTCTGGTGAAGGTGGACGCCACGGACGAACTGGTAGAACTGAAAGGTAAACGCCAGAAAATCTACCATAGCATTGAGGTGCATCCGTCCTTTGCCGACACCGGCAAGGCCTACCTTATGGGGCTGGCTTGTACCGATAACCCGGCGAGCCTGGGCACCGAAATGATGAAGTTTTGCACCCAGAACGCCAGCGCCAACCCACTGGCTGCGCGTCACTACGCACCTGAATGCTTCTTCACTGAAACCCTGGAATCATCCCTCGAATTTGCGCAGGAAGAGCCGCCAGCGTCCGACACCGGGAAGAACTTCTTTTCACGTATCAAGGAAATGCTGACCGGAACCCGCCAGCACTTCGATCGTGAAAATGGCGATATCCGCCAGGCGGTTGAACTGGTAGCGGAAAGCCAGGGTGAATTGCTGGACAAGATGGAAAAACTGAGCGCAGGGCAGCTTAAGAACAAGCAGACCGCCGAAGCGGTGGAGAAGTTGCGCTCTGAGTTCGACGAGATGAAAGCGCAGCTTTCTACCCAGGACGCCAGCAAATTCCGCCGCCCGGAAGCGACCGGCGCAACTGAAAAATCTAACGCCCAGCTTGCTGACTGCTGATCGCCGCCAGTAACGAAGGAACAGTACAGGAAATATAACTATGCGTAATTCTACCCGTGAATTGTTTGATGCGTATCTTGAGCGACAAGCTGAACTGAATCACATCAATAAGTCCCACGTAACAAAGTCGTTCAGCATTGATCCAAGCGTTGAGCAAACTCTTGAAGACAAGGTGCAGCAGTCTTCCGAAATGTTGAAGCTGATTAACATCTACGGCGTTAACGATCAGACCGGTGAAAAAATCGGTCTGGGTGTGAGCGGCCCGATTTCCAGCACCAACAATTCCACCACCGATCGCCGTCAGCCTGTTTCCGTCACGGCGCTGGATTCGAACAAGTACACCTGTAATAAGGTGAACGCGGATACTTTCGCCTCTTATGCGCAGCTTGATGCGTGGGCTAAATTCCCGGATTTCCAGCAGCGTCTGAGCAATCAGATCATTCAGCGTATCGCGCTTGACCGCATCATGATCGGCTTTAACGGAACCAGCTATGCGGATAAGTCCGACCGCAACGCTAACCCGCTTTTGCAGGATTGTGGTATCGGCTGGCTGCAACAGTACCGTGCGAACGCGCCGCAACGAGTCATGAAAGATATCACCGTGACCAGCCGCGACGATTCCAACCAGGTGATCGCTAAAGGTGATTACGGTAACTACGACTCGCTGGTTTATGACGCGGTTAACTCACTGATGGACGAATGGTACAAAGATTCGCCCAATCTGGTGGTGATCACTGGTCGTAACCTGACGGTTAGCCGTTCGTTCCCGATCATCAACGCCGTCAGCACCAATAACCCGAACTCCGAAGCGCTGGCCGGTCAGTTGATCGCATCGCGTAAGACGATCGGCAACCTGCCTTCGTTCATCGCGCCTTTCTTCCCTGATGGCAGCATGTTTATCACTTCGTGGGAAAACCTGTCGATTTACTGGCAGGAAGGTGCGCACCGTCGCCGTATCGTGGAAGAGCCGGAATATAACCGCGTCTCTACCTACAGTTCGTCAAATGATGCCTATGTTGTTGAAGATTACGGCTTCGGCTGTCTGATCGAAGGCATTACCGCCGCCGAACCAGCATCGGCACCATAAATCAGCGCAGGCCAGCTAACTGCTGGCCGCTTTGGGGGCATCATGTTGACACCTGCTCAACAACATTTTAATCGCGTGATGGCTGAACGCCGCCACGCCAGCCGTGAGCCGTCGCAGCTTGAAATGACGGCATACGAAACCATGCTTCACCGCCTGCGACTGGATAAAGCCCGTTTGAGTCGTGTCCAGTCCCAGAAGGCTAAAGCGGATTTAAAACGCGAACTGCTGCCGGATTATCAGCCGTGGATCGAAGGCGTACTTACGGCAGATTCCGGCCAGTCTGACGACGTGTTAACCACCGTCATGATCTGGTGTTGTGACTGCGGAAACATCGCCGAAGCCCTGCGCATTGGTCAGTACGTATTGCGCCATAAGTTGCCGATGCCGGATCAGTATCGCCGCACCACCGCCACCGTACTGGTGGAAGAAATTTGCGATCCCGTCCTGGCTGCATTCAAAGCTAACCCGGCTGTTGCGCCGGTCGCCGCTGACCTGCTGGAAGCGTTAAGGGGCTTAACCCTGAACGAAGATATGCCGGATGAGGTGCGCTCAAAGCTGCTTAAGGCGCTGGGGTATACGCTGCGCCTGACTGACAACGTTGAATCGCTTACCGCTGCGGTTGAATACCTGCGCCAGGCGGCAGTGTTGAACCCGAAAAAAGCAGGTGTAACCCGTGATATTGAGCTTCTGCAACGTGCGCTTAAGAAGTCCGGGCAACCTGCTGACGGTGACGGCACAGACGGCCAGCCAGAAGCAAACAGCACCGAAACCCAGACGGCAACGCCGCCAGCCCAGCCAAAAGCGAAGCGGGAAACCAAAAAGCCCGCCGCTAAAAGCAAGCCGGCAGCGAAGAAAAGAACCACGACAGCCCGCCAGAAGGCGGCGTCATAACCGAACGTGCCCCCGCGCACCCAGGCGGCACGGCAGGCGAAAACAGGCAACGCCGCGTCTTCGTCCTGCCGTCCACCGCCTGACTTATACGGAGTAGAGATCATGAGTCTGGTAGCCACTGAGCCAGTACGGCCACCATCCGATCCAGTGCCTGATGATGGCGGCGCGAAGGTTGAAAGCCTGCCATTCTGGCCGGTCATTTCGCTGGCTGAACTACGCCGCGCGATGCGTCTTGATGGGCAGGTGACAACCGATCGCCTGATGTCGCGAACGGTGGAAGCGGTGGCCCATGTTAATGATCAGCTTTTCCTGTGGCGCCAGGTGCAGATTGATGCGGGCTATGAGTCATTGGCAGAAATTCCGGCCAGTCCGGTGAATGGCACTTCCGTGAAGGTATGGCGCTATAAAAACGCCGTGTATTCACTCACTAAGGCGCTGTTGATTGAAGGCTACCGCGATATTGACACCACCAGTAAAGGCGAAGACCACGCGGCGGCATTGAGCACGCAGATCGATACGCTGTGGCGGGATGTGCGCTGGTCAATCCGTGATATCCAGGACGAAAGCCGGGGTCTGGCGGAGTTGGTGTAATGAACGTTCAGGCGCAGCAAAACGACACGATCGACCTGCTTTGCTGGCGCTATTACGGCAGAACAGCAGGCGTTACCGAGGCGGTGATCGATGCCAATAAGGGCATTTCCGCCGCCACTGAGTTGCAGGCCGGGCAGATTGTCTACCTGCCAGAGATCCAGCCGCCAGCCCAGCGGGAAACCGTGCAGCTATGGGATTAAGGGGGAGGGTATGCACGACACACCACCGGGATTACTCGAACAAACAATGAAATGGATCGCTACTTATCTGCCGGCACTGTTTGCGGCTGGTGCGGCGCTGAGTATTTCGGCGCTAATGAGCCTTTACGATGGGCAGTCTTTGCTTAAAACCGCCACCGGATCGCTGGTATGTGGGATTGTCACGCTTGCTGTGGCCGGTTCGCTGGAATATCTGGGGCTTCCGTCCAACGCAGTAACATTCGTGGGCGCCTCAATCGGATTTATGGGCGCGGATAAAGTCCGCAACAAAGTTACCGGGTTTATCGAAAACCGAATCGGAGGGATGAAAGGTGGAGATGAGCAATAACGGCATCAACATGCTGAAAGGCTTTGAAGGGTGCAGGCTGGCCGCTTATCAGGATTCTGTAGGCGTCTGGACGATCGGTTATGGATGGACTCAACCCGTCAACGGCGTGCCGGTTGGCAAGGGTATGACCATTACGCAGGAAACTGCCGATAGCCTGTTGCGTAGCGGTCTGGTGCAGTATGAAAAAGGCGTTACGGGGCTGGTTAAAGTCACTATCAATCAAAATCAGTTCGATGCGCTGGTTGATTTTGCCTACAACCTGGGTGTAAAGGCGCTGGAAGGTTCCACACTGCTGAAAAAGCTGAATGCTGGCGATTTCACCGGGGCTGCGGCTGAGTTTCCGAAATGGAATAAAGCAGGTGGCAAGGTGTTGCCGGGGCTGGTTAAGCGCCGGGAAGCCGAGCGCACGTTATTTCTGGCCTGATCATTTTTAACTGTGCTGGCCGTGCGTATCGAGCGCGGTCATTTTTGACAGTGCTCCAGCACGTCCGGTATTGACGGTGCGAGCTGGCGAGAGGTTTTGAAATGGGGCTGTTATCACGGTGGAAAGTGATTGTTTGTTTTGTGCTGGCCGCTGCTGCTGTATGGGGTTTTAGCCACTGGCGTTACAGCGCCGGTTACGGTGATGCCGATCAGCACTGGCGTAAAGAGTGGGCGCAACGTGATGCACGCGACGCCACTGCGCTGGCGCAAAGGCAGGCTGAGGCCAGGGCAGAAGAACAACGCCGACAAGGTGAAATTGATGCGATCAGAAAACAAGCCAGCCAGCAGCTTGCTGGCGTGCAGGCTGATGCCGATCGTGCCCGTGCTGCTTCTCGTGGGCTGCACGACAGGGCCGATAAACTCGCCAGGCGACTGGCAGACAGTGAACGCGCCTGCGGTGCCGGAACTCCCGGCAGAAGCGAGGCAGAAACCAGCGGCGCCGTACTGCTCGCCGACCTGTTCCGCCGCGCTGACGATAGAGCGGGACAACTGGCAAAAGATGCTGACGAGGCAAGAGCCAGAGGGCTAGCCTGTGAAGCTGCTTATAACTCAATAAGTAAGGAAAAGTGATGGAAGAGAAAATGCAATATGCTGCTGAACCGCAGAAATTTAAATTTAGCCTCTCGCAACTGGTGAATATTCGTATTAGCGATGAATGGGGAGAGGTGCAGGCCCGCGCTCAATATTCAAATAGCGAGAATCAATATCTCATTCACTACCAGGCAGCAGATAAATGCGCACGTACTGAGTGGTTTACTCAATCGGTACTGGATGCGGTGGAGGATGATAAACATCCGGGTTGCCCGGTATTTGGTGCTATCGATCTGCCCAAAGGTGCAGTAGTCGAAGAATAAGCATTCCAGCAGGCGTCTGCGGGTGCCTGCGATAATGCTATTTCGCGAGGGGATGCCATGCTTAAACCCGATTTACTGCGCCAGATGATAAGCCAGCATGTGCCCTGGCTGCGTGAGAATCCCGATAATCTGGCTGTTTACCTGCGTAAAGGCCGCATGGTCAGCACCGGCCAGCGTGCTGCTGCGTTTGAGTATCGCTATACGCTGGAAGTGCTGGTGATGGATTACCCTGAATCTCTGGATACTATCAGCGTGCCGGTGCTGGCATGGGCGCGCTTATATCAGCCTGATCTGTTGTTTAACCCGGACAGGCAGCAGAACGGGATAACATTCGAAGCCGATATCCTGAGTAACAGCACTATGGACGTGCTGATCCAGATTCAGGCTGATGAAGCAGTGATAGTCACCCGTGAAGATGGCGAGATCGTCACCCGTCACCGTGCTGACCCTGCACCGGGGCCAGAAATTGGCGCGTGGTCACTGGTATTTGTTGATGAGGTCAGCGGCGAAACATGGCAGGACAACAAACCGATCCACTCTTCCAGCAGTTAGACGACTGGTTAGCCAGCGTTGCCGCGCAGCTTTCGCCGGGGCACCGTCACAAGCTGACGCGCGACGTTGCGATCGGGCTGCGTAAGCGCCAGCAAAAGCGTATCGCCAGCCAGAAGAACCCCAGCGGTGAAAGTTATCAGGCCCGCCGCCGCAAAATCCTGCGAACCCAGGGCGGGATAAAGTTCATATGGAATGATGAGGCCAGGGAGTTACGCAACTGGCGAACCACGGGCAGGGGTGAGAACCGTGCAATAACCGGTTATGACGTGGATCGCGGTGCCCTGCGCACGTTCTATAAGCGCGATATCCAGCGCTATATTGAAATCAATCTCAACCAGTCAAAGCAAAACCGCACCAGAAAGGATCCGATGTTCCGCAAGCTGCGCACCGCACGCTTCCTTAAGGCTTACGGTACGGGCGGCATGGCCGTGGTTGGCTTTCAGGGGCATACCGCCGAAATCGCCAGCGTTCACCAGTACGGTGAAGTCGATAACGTGGTGCCGGGTGCCCGTGCACGCTACCCGGTGCGTGAACTCCTGGGCATGACCGAGGGGGATTTAGACTGGCTGGCTGATACAGTTGTTACCTTCATGCAAGAGATTTGATTGTCACCAACTCGCCACAATGGCGCCGCGTTGTTTGCGCGCGCGCGACTCCTGATACTGACTGCATAACCCAAAAGCCGAAACGGTCGTAAAGCCTGCTACCGGGCGGAAGCGACGCCGGACAGCGTAACCGGCACCACGGGAAACAGTCAGCACTATGAATTTAAACGAACTCTATCGCCTTATCTGCAATCTCGCCCGCATTGGCACCGTGCTGGAAGTGGACACGGAAAAGTATCTTGCACGCGTCGAAACCGGCGAGAACAAAACCGACTGGATCCGCTGGGCAGTGCCGCGCGCCGGTGAAGCCGTGACGTGGTGGGCGCCGACAGTGGGCGAACAGGTTTATATTTTGTGCCCCTGCGGTGAGATGGAGACGGCATTCATTGCCGGAAGCCTTTACAGCGAAGACGCACCGCCGCCAGATGCTGGCGCTACCACCTGCGTGATCCTGCACCCGGATGGCGCCCGTATCTCATATGACCCGGAGGCCAGCGCGCTGGTTGTCAGCGGGGTGAAAACGGCAAGCGTCACCGCGTCGGAATCCATTACCGCCACCGTGCCGGTGGTAACTGTCAAGGCAGATACGCGCGTTACCCTGGACACGCCGGAAGTGGTCTGCACCAACAAGCTGATCACCGCCACGCTGGAAGTACAAAACGGCGGGGAAATGAAGGGCAATATTACCCATTCAGGCGGATCGCTTTCGTCTAATGGTGTCGTTGTCCATTCTCACAAACATAGCGGCGTTCAGTCCGGTGGCAGTAATACAGGTGGCCCGGTATGAGTACAGTCCGTTACAGCGGCATGAATGCCGGTTCAGGCCATGCCATCACCGACAACGAGCATATAGCGCAGTCTATTGGCGATATTCTGTTAACGCCGATCGGTTCCCGTGTAATGCGCCGCGCTTACGGTTCGCAGCTTTTCAACCTGATAGATCAGCCGGTCGATAACGCCATAACGAAGCTGCGCGTTATGTCTGCCATCTACAGCGCCCTGTATTTATGGGAACCGCGGATCTCTCTGACCAGTATCACCCTGAGCGCGCCGGGTGCCGGTCGGCTGGTTGCCACTATCCAGGCCAACCGCACCGACAATCAGACGCCATTTAACGCCGATATTACATTGAGGGGCCAGGCATGAGCGGCACGATCGATTTATCGCAGCTACCGCCGCCCGTGGTGGTTGAACCGCTGGACTTCGAAACGCTTTTAGCACAGCGCAAGGCCAGGTTTCTGGCGCTTTGTCCTGAAGATCAGCGGGAACAGTATGCCCGCACGCTTGAGCTTGAATCAGAGCCGATCACCATGATTCTGGAAGAAAATTGTTATCGCGAATTGCTGTTGCGCCAGCGGGTGAATGAAGCGGCCCGCGCGGTGATGGTTGCATATGCTACTGATAGCGATCTGGATAATCTGGCCGCTAATTTTAATGTTGAACGTCTGGTGGTTACACCGGGGGACGACAGTGTAATACCGCCAGTTCCGGCTGTAATGGAATCTGATACTGATTTGCGTACCAGGACGCCGGAAGCTTTTGAAGGTCTGAGCGTGGCCGGGCCAACGGCGGCGTATGAATTTTGGGGGCGTTCAGCAGACGGGCGCGTAGCTGATATTTCAGCGGTCAGTCCTACGCCTGCCTGCGTCACCATTTCGGTGTTGTCGCGCGAGGGTGACGGAACGGCCAGCGATGATCTGCTTTCCGTGGTCGCTGCTGCCCTGAACGATGAAGAGGTGCGCCCGGTGGCCGACAGGGTAACGGTGCAGTCTGCGGAGATCGTGCCGTATCAGATCGATGCAACGCTTTACATCTATCCGGGGCCGGAAGCCGAACCCGTCCGGCAGGCATCGGAACAACAGTTACAGGCGTATATTGCCGCGCAGAATCGCTTAGGGCGCGATATCCGTCTTTCTGCTATCTACGCCGCCCTGCACGTCGAAGGTGTCCAGCGCGTTGAACTGGCGCAGCCTGTTGCGGATATCGTGCTGAGTGACTATCAGGCGTCACACTGCACCGAATACACCATAACGGTGGGTGGTTACGATGAGTAATGACCTGTTACCACCCAGCGCCAGCCGAATGGAGCGGGTCGCCGCGCGTGTCTGCGCGTCGTTGGGTGAAGTACCCGTGCCGCTGCGCCAGTTGTGGAACCCGTGGACGTGTCGGGCTGATCTGCTGCCCTATCTGGCGTGGGCCTTCTCCGTTGATCGCTGGGATGAGGCCTGGCCGATCAGCACGAAGCGTAAGGCGGTGGCCGATGCGTTCTACCTGCATAAGTACAAGGGTACAACGGGCGCCATGCGCCGGGTTGTTGAGCCGTTCGGCTTCTTCATCCGGGTTAATGAGTGGTGGAACATCGACACCGCACCGGGCACGTTCACGCTGGATATTGGCGTGGAAGATGAGGGCATTAGTGAAGAAACCTATCAGGAGCTTGAACGCCTGATCGCCGATGTGAAACCGTGCAGCCGCCATATGCTGGGAATGTCTCTTCACCTGCAAACAACCGGCGATTTGTATATCGGCGCGGGCAGTTATTCCGGCGATACGCTAACCGTGTACCCGTATTTTCCTGAAACCATAGCCGTGGGCGGTGATGATTACACCGGGGCGGCAATCCATTTAATTGACACCGTGGAGATCGCAAGTGGAGACTAAATATTATGCCGTGCTAACCAATGTGGGCGCGGCGAAACTGGCAAATGCCACGGCATTGGGTGCGCAGGTTGAAATCACCCAGATGGCTGTAGGCGATGGTAACGGCGTGTTGCCGACGCCGAACCCGGCACAAACGGCGCTGGTTCATGAGCTGCGCCGCAAGCCGCTTAATAGTCTGAGCATTGACCCGAATAACGCCAACCAGATTATTGCCGAGCAGGTGATACCTGAAGACGAGGGCGGGTGGTGGATCCGTGAAATCGGTTTATTCGATAAAGACGGCGATATGATTGCCGTAGCCAACTGTGCGGAAACGTATAAGCCGCAGTTACAGGAGGGAAGCGGGCGCGTACAGGTTGTACGCATGATCCTGATTGTCAGCAGCACCGCTGCCGTAACGCTGAAAATTGACCCTTCGGTAGTTCTGGCAACCCGAAAGTATGTTGATGATCAGATCATCCAGGTGAAAAGCTATGTTGATCAGAAAATGGCAGCGCATGTAGCTGCGGCTGATCCGCATAAACAATACGCACCAAAAGAAAGTCCCGCTCTTACTGGCAGGCCGACTGCGCCAACGGCGGAAGGCAAAGATAGTTCTACTCAAATTGCAAATACAGCTTTCGTTCAGGCTGCTATTGCTGCTTTGGTTGGCTCTTCGCCTGAAGCGCTGGATACGCTGAATGAACTTGCTGCGGCTTTGGGTAATGATCCTAACTTTGCTACCACCGTAACAAATTCACTCGCTGGAAAGATGGATAAATCGGCAAATGGTTCAGACATAGAAAACGTTTCTGTTTTTCTACAAAACCTTGGTTTGGGAGATGCGAGCGGATACGTTGGTAGGCTACTAAAAATACAGGTATTCACTGCCAGCGGGACAGTAACAAAAACGCCAGGCGCAAAGCAATGGCGAATTAAATGTCTCGGGGCGGGGGGCGGTAGTTCTGCTGCACCGGCAACGGGTAGTAACGAGGTTTCCGTGAGTAACGGGGGCGGCTCAGGGGCATATGCTGAGGGAATTTATGACGTATCGTCAATAACAACGGCGTCAGTCGTCATCGGTTCCGGCGGTGCAGGAGGAACGGCGGGTGCAATATACGGCGGTGACGGCGGAGCTAGCTCAGTTGGTTCGTTTATATCATCGCCCGGCGGGAAAGCTGGATTACCCGCCGGCCCGGCAACCCCACCATTTCAGCCCGTGGCCAATAATAACGGCAATGGCCCGACTGGGTGGAATATTGTCGGCTCATCTGGAGCAGGGGCAGAACCAGCCGTAGCTGTTGCAAATAGCTATGCCATTGGCTCGCGTGGTTCAAATAGTATATTTGGGGTAGGCGGATCGATTCCTGCAATTAATAGCCCGGCAAATCCCGGTGGGGGCTATGGTTCTGGAGCATCCGGCTGTTCGAATGGCCCATCCCAATCAGCTAAATCAGGCGCAGCGGGACGCCCGGGAATCGTAATCATTGAGGAGCTGGCATAATGAGTAATTACGCGCTAGTTAAAAATGGCGTCGTTGAAAATGTTGTTGTATGGGATGGCACTGGAGGCATTTTCGATGATTATATTACTGTGAATATTGACGACATATCGGCTGGTATCGACTGGACATATGACGGAGAGGCATTTGCCCCTCCGCCAGAAATTACTCCGCAGGGGGTGTAGGCCACTCGATATCGGGTGCTGCTGATGTGTCGATACGGCTCAGCAGTACCCTGTATTTTTTCCACGCCAGCAGTAACGTCTGTTCATCGTCTGTCGCCATTTCCAAATCAACGGCATCCTGCAGCGGTGCTATTGCGTTATTTGCTACGGTCAGTAGTGCTGATTTCTGCAGCTCAGCCTCCGCAACTAACGCGTTGTGAGAGCGTTCTGGGGGAGGTGGCGCGGTAAATACTCCGTCTGAATATGACCAACCGATGCCAGCATCGCCGTTTAACGGAACTAAATTACCAGCCTCTGGTTTCCATTCAGAAATTCCGTCCCAGATAATGACATTAATAACAACGTTATTATCAACAACTGCATAGACATCATTCATTTACATGTACTCCCGAATTACCAGCACGCCATTAGCTCCGTGCCCGCCACGTCCTGACGTGTGTGAATAGCTATTATCGTATGCCCCCCCGCCGCCGGAGCCAGAGCAAACTCCAAAATTACCGATCAGTATCCCAGCGCGGCCGCCGCCACCCCAATAGCTCGATGCCCCATTGCCTGCTAATAGCACCTGGCCCGCCTGTCCGTCTGAACCGTCTCCGCCTTGTTCAGTTTTATAACCGCCAGAGCCTGAGCCACCGCGCCCGCCAGCGGTATTTGTAGCGCCGCTCCATTGCCCACCCTGGCCGCCGAGCGCAGTTAATGTCATGAACGAACTATTACCGCCATTATTTCCAGACCCTGGCCCATTGGCACCACTACCACCGCCGCCAATTGTCACTGTATAGGTTCCTGGCCCGGCATCGTTGTCTGTCGCATAAATAGTGGCAAAAACAGTACCTCCGGCTCCTCCGCCAGCCCCTGAAAATGTCTGATTTGCGTTCTCCGCGTTACATCCACCGCCACCGCCGCCTGCCGCAGTCAGAATAACGTCAATTCGTTTTACGTCAGCTGGCCACGTATATGAACCCGACGATGAAAAAACGACAGTTTTGCTGTAACGCCCCGAGCCATCTCCCAAACCAACGTTTTTGAAAATGCATAATTATTAGCCGAATGGCATGATTTATCGTTTTAAAGGAATGAAAAACCATGCTTATTGGATATGTGCGCGTATCAACAAATGACCAGAACACGGCTTTGCAACGTGATGCGCTTGAGCGGTCAGGATGTGAGCTAATTTTTGAAGATAAAATGAGCGGGAGAACAGCGGAAAGGCCAGGGCTTAAAAAATTACTAAAGCGCCTTTCTCCAGAAGATACGCTTGTTGTCTTGAAGCTGGATCGTCTTGGGCGGAGTATGCGGAACTTGGTCATTCTGGTGGAGGAACTAAAGCAACGTTCCGTGAACTTCCGCAGCCTGACTGACAGTATTGATACCTCAACACCAATGGGGCGTTTCTTTTTTCATGTTATGGGAGCACTGGCAGAGATGGAGAGAGAATTGATTGTCGAGCGTACGCGTGCAGGACTGGTGGCCGCTCGCGCGCAGGGAAGGATCGGCGGTAGACGTCCAAAACTAACACCAGAACAATGGGCGCAGGCGGGTAGGTTAATAGCGGCAGGGGAATCGCGCCGGAGGGTTGCCATAATTTATGATGTTGGGATATCTACGCTTTACAAAAAATTCCCAGCGACCAGAGATAAGAATTCCGGCACGCATGGCCGGTTATAACCGTGCTGGCCGTGTGTATCGAGTACGGTCACTTTTAACGGTGCTGTAGCACGGTCAGTTATGGTGGTGTATTACGGAAGACGAAGCGGGCAATGGCCCGCTTTTCTTATATCGAAAGGTTGGTTTTCACCAGAGAGAAGAGATCGTCGGTGGTGGTTTCAGCCAGCTTTTCCCGTATGTCCTCGCTTACCCGTTTCAGGTTGAGCGTGAAATCAATTTTCTTTGCCTTCCCGTCCTTAAAAAACTCCGTCCGGTTTTGCGTGATCTGCTCAATTACATACATGCCGTAGATCCTGCCCGTGCCTTCTATCAGGGGCCACGGGCGCCCGGAAAAAGCCATAGTTTCCAGCATGACAAGCGACACATCACCGCCGCTTATTTCGGGGTACAGCGTGCCGCTGAGTACGAACGGTTCTTCATCTGCGCCGATGAACTGATAGCGCGGGGATTTCCCCACGCGATCGTTTTTGACGTGCCGCCAGGAGTTGGTTTTATTCGCACTCTGGTAAGGTGTGGTTTGCAGTGAAAAGGGGAACATCCCCAGAATCATCATCATGATATTGCCTTAGACGTGATCGGTCAGTTGGGAGCGCTTGCGCCGGTCGGCCTGTTGCTTCGCTAACGCAAGTTCTTCGCGCACGCGCCTGATAATGGTTTCTTCATCCAGTTTCTGGCCGCTAAAGTCGAAGTTAAGGTTATATACATCGCCACCCGGAGCAGGCATCAGCGCAGCGACGGAAGCCGCAGACGGAGACGCCGAAACAGGCATCCGTGCGGCGGGCTTCTCAACCTGCCAAGGCGTAACGGAAGCGATCAGCGATCCGGCCTGCTGCGTCACCCAATCGGTAAGGGATGGTAGCTGGCGCTGCGCCTGCTTAAGCGGTTCCGAATATCCGCCACGGATCGGGATATAGGGCTGCTTATTCTTGAAGACAATTTCGCCGGGGCCGTCTTTTGCCGCCATTTTTCCCGTGTTGTCTGCGATTTTATCCAGACTCTTGCTCATCTTCGGCGTTAAGTTTGGCGCTCCCATAAGGTCTGGGATGCCAACTGGCTTCGGCGTTATTGGTGGTTTTGGCGGTTTAGGTTGGTTTGGTTTATCCGGCGACCAGTGCCAATCCTTTTTAACCATTTTCTTTTGCTGCGGATCCCACTCCCAGACAACGGGATCTTTTTTAAGGCTTTCTGCTTTGGCGTTTGCTGCATCAAGTCCAGCAGGAATTAGATCAAGTTTCTCCAGTACCCAGCCGACACCCTCCATCAGTTTTTGTAGCGGCCAAAGCAAACCGCTTATTGCAGTACCCAGAACCCTCCCAAATGTTTCGCCAACAGTAGTGCAAGTTTCTAGCGCATCGCTGGAAAATTTGATCGGTTCAAGCAATTTTGTAAACCAATCCCAAACGCCGCTAATAGCGGAGCCTATCGCGTCAAAGATTGGGGCTAATGGAGCGAAAACAGCGTTGAAAGCATCAAATACAGGTTGTAAGCCCGTCATGATGCCGTTAAAGAAACCAGTGAAAAATGCCTGTATTGGTTCCCAGAATTTAATGACGGCCACTGCTGCCGCAGCAAAGAGAGCAATCAGCCCCCAGACGGGCGCAGAAATGCCAGCCAGTAGCGTGATAAGCGGGCCGAATACCATGCGACCGGCGCTTAACAATGCCTGCATAGGCGAGCCAGCAAGCCACTGGAACGCACCACCCAGGCGCATTACTCCGCCAGTCAGCCGCGCTATTCCTCCTTCTCCGGCCAATGTGGTGAAGCTGAGGCGAACAAGTGCCATCGGGCCGAGTACTGCACCGATGGACAGCATCAGACCACCCACAACAACCAGCAACGCGCCTATGGCTGCGGTGACTTTCATGATTGAGCCAACCAGCGCCGGGTTTGCCTCAACCCAGCGGCGGACGCTGCCAACCACCTTACTGACGGTAAGCATGATATCCATCAGCGGATCGCGAAGGGTTTCCCCTGCTGAACTGAATGCGTTAACCGTGCCGGTTTTGGTCAATTGCCACTGAGCAGAAAGGGAAGCTTTATTGATATCAGATTCACGATTCATGGAGCCTTTAGCGGCTGCGCCCTGCGTCAGTTCTATCTGGCGGCGTAGTTCGGGCAGGTTGTTCGCAAGTTTCTGCGCATCATCGCCGAACTCTTTGCCGAAAATCTGGGTAAGGTTGGCTACCTGCTGATCCGGGGCCAGTTTTTTGGATGCTTCCAGCACTGAAATGATTGTGCCCATCGCGTCCACTGACATGCTCTTCTGGACTTTTTCGGCACTGAGGCCGAGGGCGTCCAGACCCTGCATAAAGTTTTTGCCCTGAACCGTAGCGATTGAGAGTTCGCGCACCATGGCATTGGTGGCGCTGGCGGCAACTTCGGCCGGGGTGCCGAGTGTCAGAAAGGTGGAACCCAGCGCGGCGGCTTGCTTGTAATCCAGTTGGCTGGCAAGCCCGCCAACGCGCTGGAGTACGTCGATAATATCGGAGCCTTTCGACTTCGCGTTATCGTCCAGGTAGTTTATGGCGTCGCCCAACTGTTCAATATTCTGGGTAGGGATTTTATACAGCCCGGCAATCTTACCGAGGCTTTCAGAAAGCTGATCGGCGGGCAGTTCAAAGGCTACCGAAGCCTTTGCCGCCATGCTGGCAAAAGCCAGTAGATCGGCTTTTTGCTTTTGCCACGGATCATCGCTGTTTGCGACGCCCATACGCGCGCCGCCTTCGACCAGGGCGGCATAGTCAACAGCACCGTTAGCCATTGGCAGCTTTTCACTGGCATCCATGATCGCCCGCTGCATTTCTTCATACTGCGGGGTGCGGTTGCCGCTGTCGTCACGCAAGCCGTTTACCTGTTTGGCTACGCCCTTCATGGCGTCTTCAAGGCTGCTGTAGGATTTCACCGCAGCGGCGACAGGCGCGAGGGTTGCCGCGCCCACGGCGGCAGTTTTCATCCCCCCGCTCATCATCTTTTCGCCGGTTTCTTTGGCACGGCTGTAACGGGCCTGCGCCTGGTTAACAGCGTCAAGCCGTCGCTGCTGTTCGGCAAGCTGGCGGTTGTATTGTGCGGTGCGCTGGTTGATTTGTTCCGTCGCCCGGCTGGCGCTGCTGATCGCAATGCCTTCGCTGTAGAAGCTGGCGCGCAACTGGTTAAGCTGCGTCTGCTCGCCTTTCTGCTGCTGGGTTAACTGGCGAATGGCTGCACGTTGCTGATTGAGGGCGGCAACCTGTTCGGCGCTGCGCTGGCGTAACGGGCCATAAGCCGCCGCCATTTGCCGGGCCTGTTCTTTCGCCTGGGCCAGTTGTTCGGTGGTTTTTCTATTGGCTGCGGTGAGGCGGTCAAAGCTGGTTGCCTGACGCTCAAGCCCTTTAATGCTGGTTTTGGTCTGGTTGATTTGAGACGCCAACGCGGCGGCACTCTGGCGCGCCGCGTTGACAGGGCGGGACATATTATTCAGGGCGCTGAATGCCACCCTGATATTTAAATTGCGGTCTGCCATTTAGTGATCTCCACCACTGCGCGCAGCCGCCTGATCACGCCATAACAGTATTTCCTGTACCGTCATGGCGTCCATCTCTACCGGCCGCCAGTGGAATATGACGGCGATATCTGCCATCAGGTCTTCTATGCGTTCGCAGGGGCATCGGATGATTCGTTGCCCGTATCCGTCGCGGTCAGATCCGAAGAGGGTTGCAAAAAATCAACCACCGCGTTGGCTAACTGGCAAAAATCCCAGGTATCCATTCGGGCAATCTCATCGGCGGTTAATGCCGGAGCGGTAACGCGGGGCAGCAGAATAACCAGCGCGTCATAGTTGGACGTCAGCACGTCATAGGCTTTTAAGCCGCGCAGTGATCCAGCCTGTTTAAGCACGGAAGTGATCGCCACTTCGGTGATTTTGGTCTTACCGCGCGTAATAGGGGCGGTAAGAGTAACGGTGTATTCTTTGGTCTTGCTCATGGTGCCGGGTTTCCTTATAGGCCGATGTTAGCGCGGTGTTTTTCCAGCACATCCACACCGGCAACTTTGTAGATCATGTTGAGCACATCAACTTCGATAATCTCTTCGCCGTTGATGGTCAGCTTGTAATAGGTGTTTTTCAGGGTGTACTTATGCGAAGTGTCATCCCCGACTTTTGCCGAACCGGGATCCAGTTCAGTGAAGCGGCCACGCGTCTGGATTTCGCACGGTACGGCGTCGCCGGTCGCATCGTCCTGATAAGAGCCAGCAAAACGTGTTTGCATCCCGTCCGCAGTGGTAACGCCCCATTTTTTCAGCAATCCGGCATCCAGACCGCCAAGCGTGATATCCATATCCAGGGCGCCAGCGTCGAAGCCCAGATCCACCGCAACCGAACCCGGCATACCGCCCGCCTGGTAGTCTTCGGTTTTTTTGGTGAGTTTGGCGGGGGTAATTTCCGGCACCATGCCGAAGTAGTTATCCCCGTCAAAGAACATATTGAAATATTTGAGTTTCTTAGGCAGTGCCATAAGCGCCCCCGGTTAGTTGTTCACTGCGCTGGAAAACGTAGCGAAGTAGGTATCAGTAAACGTCTGGATCAGGCTGAGATTTTCCAGCGGCGGAACCGGCGTATAGTCGTAATTAATGGTCAGTTGACCATTGCGCAGGTTTTCCGTGGTGTTCGGTTCAGGGTCGTACCAGCAGCGAGCGCCCAGCAGCTTGCCTTCCGTCACATAAGCGGTCAGCTTCTTATTGATGCCGTCCACGATGTCCTTAACCAGCGACGGGGTAAGCGGTTTATCAACATAGTAGAAGTGGGCTTCGGCGACGGTATCCGCAACGATCTGCGCGGTTCGGGTATAACTTTCGAAGATATACGTTTCCTTGTCGCAGGTACGCGATCCCCAGATGCGGTAGCCGTCTTGCTTGATCAGCGTGGTAACACCTGCCGCATTCAGTTCGTCGGCGTCGGTATCGGTGCCCTGCAACGTGAAATAGATATCCCGATCCATCCCAAGCACGTTATTAACGGGCACGTTGGAAATGGTTTTATGCCAGCCCTGCGTTGCGTCGATTTTGGCGCGCATCCCAACCGCATGTGCGCCTACGGGCACGGTGGCATTGGCCCCGGCGTTGGTGTCGTAGCAGATGAAATTAGGCCAGATGACCATCATTTCACGCTGTGCAAACTGTTCGCGGTAGGTCTTCGCTTCGGCAATCGTATTGCAGCCGTTCGCGGCTACATATGCGAACGCGCGCAGTTTTTCCGCAATGACACCGAGTTGTGCGGCTACTGCTTCCGTATCAAGTCCGGGAACAGCCAGGACACGCGGGCGCACGCCTACGCGCATTTCGGCAGATAGCAGCGCGTACATGCCGGTAAAACGCCCGTTTGCATCGGTGCCGCCAATAACCAGTTGATCCTGTGTCGGAGCGGTGCCGCCTTCTGGCGGAACAATTTTTGACGCATCGGCAACGCGGATCACAATGGTTTGCGGGCTGGTCTGGTCTGAAATCGCTTTCAGGGTGGTATACAGGGTGCCGGTTTTACCTGCCTTGCCCAGCATGTTAGCCACGCGGGTGATCAGTACAGGTGTATCCAGCGGGAACGCTGTTTCGTCCGCATCATCAGCGGTGCAGACAACGCCGATCACCGCCGAATCAATGTCGGTGATCATCGTGCTAAGGTCGGTGGTTTCCGTGACGGTTACACCGTGATGGTAGTTAGTGGCCATGTATTTGCCTCGCCAGTTTAATGACTGCGAATATCATTGCGGCAATGGCAGGCCGATGCGATGAATAAGGGTTGTCAGCAACCTGCAACAATGACGGGGCGTTGTTCATGCGCGCGCGCGTGGCGACGATGTACCCCATCATGATGAAGGGGTTGATATGGACACGACAGAAAGCCGATATTCGCCGCGCCCGGCGTTCAGTATTGAAATTGAAGGTAATCAGCTTACGGCGCTGGATAACCGGTTGATCTCTCTTTCCCTGACAGATAACCGGGGCTTTGAAGCGGACACGCTGGATCTGACTCTGGATGATGCAGACGGGCAGGTAGCATTACCGCCACGCGGCGCAAAGATATCGGTGGCGCTGGGCTGGGATAATGATCCATTGGTTTTTAAGGGCGTGTATACGGTTGATGAGATAGGTCATTCAGGCCCGCCTGACCAGCTAACGATCAGCGCCAGAAGCGCAGATTTCCGCGATACCTTCAACGTGAAAAGGGAATATAGCTGGCACGATATTACCGTGGGGGATGTGGTCGCCAGCATTGCCAGTCGCTACGATCTGCGTGCGGGTGTCAGCGAAGAACTGGCGAAGATTGAGATAGACCACGCCGATCAGACGAGTGAATCAGATATCAGCTTCTTAACGCGCATGGCCGAAATGCTGGGCGCGGTGGCAACCATTAAAAACGGTATGCTTCTGTTTATCACGCCGGGCAAGGGAGTGACGCAGAGCGGCAAGCCGCTGCCGGTGATCGAGATAGTCCGGTCAAGCGGTGATAAACATAGCTTTAACGTAGCTGACCGCGACGCGTACACGGGCGTAACTGCATACTGGCTTGATCTCAACTTTGGCAAGAAACCATCCACTACAGTGAAGAAAACAACCCGCAGGCGACGAACCAGCCAGGCCAAAAAGAAAGAGCCTGCATCCAGCAAAAAAGAGGGCGATTATCTGGCCGGGGCCGAAGGTAACGTTTTTGTTATACGTAAAACCTTCAAGACGGAAAAGGCGGCGAAGCGTGCCGCTGCGGCTAAGTGGCGGGAGTTGCAGCGTGGAGCGGCGACGTTCAGCATCACCCTGGCGCGTGGCCGCGCGGATTTGTACCCGGAACAGCCCGCCAGCGTCTACGGCTTTAAGTCTACGATCGATAGTGGGAACTGGACGATAACGCGGTGCGTTCACGATATTGGCGGGGGAGGGTTTACCACGTCGCTGGAACTGGAAGTAAAAATCGACGACTGGACAGCGGAGAGTGACGATTCAACGTCTTAAGCGTTATACTTGCGTTGATATTAACCAGTCCTGAAAGGAGGCCCGCGTATGGCAATGCGCTGTCCTCGCTGCCGTGCAATAGCAAAAACCAGAACCAGCGTTGAGCTGAGTTTGCTTGTACGGCGCAGCTATCACCAGTGTCAAAATATGTTGTGTGGGTACTGTTTCACCAGCATGACGGAAATAGACGGTTCACTAAATCAGACCCAGCCAGCGCCCGGCGCGATGGTGCCACAAGACGCGTTTCCACGAAGTCACCACGGCGAAGATCAGTTATCGCTGGCATTATAAAATCGGCCCCTAAATGGGGCCGTTATTTATTTCATGTTTATGGCTACGAACCTTGATCGTGTAAGGTTTTCACTTAAATATTGATCGCCACTATCCCCGGCCTTCTTGCCCCAGATATCACACGAAGATTCACCGCCCTGAAAAACGTAGCCTTTGGTTAAAATGTCGTTAGTCACATAAATATGATCGAATAAACCAGCCTTCCAAGCCCTGTTAGATTCCCCATGGTTGAAATAGCTAATGCATACGGACTGAACGGCGCTTTTTGCCTGTAATTCTTCTATGCTGTCAAAATTGAATGCGACCACTAAAGCTTTGTTGTAAATGACTGGTTTAACTGTGAGATTCAGATCTCCGAGCGCCTTAGATAAGGCAGGGGGAAGTTGATTGGTTGCTTCTGAAAAGTCGATAGTTGTTGTTAATTGTTCTTTGGGTTTAGCCGCGGGTTGTGTTTGATCTGTGGTTGTCACTGCTGGCTGAGGCTTATTATCAGCAACAGCTTTCGGCGCGACTGGTGCAACCATTGAACCTATGATTGCTGCCAAGAGGCACACCCCGAAGTAAATAGCAGATGAGCGCTTTCGATTTGGCATAAAAACCCATTTAGGATTGATTAGCCCAACCCAAAAAGCGATCCCAGCAACAGCGGCGATAACGGTGATGATTGTTTCCAT